GTTAGGGTGACACCTGTATTGATGGTCATTGGCCCAACACTCATACCATTACTGCCAGCAGTGATGATTTTATTCGTTGAAATTGTATTTTGATTTTCAACTATTGGGGTGACTCCACCCGCTGGCGCAGTTGATTGCCAAGTTGTGCCATTAGAAGTCAACACGTTACCTGATGTGCTTGGGGCTACAAACAAAGGTGATGATGTTCCATTACCCAATATGACATTGTTAGCCGTAAGGGTTGCTAGGCTTGTGCCGCCATTCGCAACAGAAAGTGTTCCTGTTACGCCAGTTGTAAGAGGTAAACCTGTTGCATTAGTTAAAGTGCCGCTTGATGGCGTTCCCAAAGCACCACTTGGGGCTACATAATCTGTACCCGCAGTAGCCGCAGAAATTGCCGTACCATCACCTTTTAAGACGCCCGTAATTGAAGTTGAAACAGTAATAGCTGGCGTAGAAGTTGCAGTCGCTACTGTCCCTGCAAAACCATTGGCAGAAACAACTGAAACGCTTGTTACTGATCCAGAGCCGCCAGATGCCGCAATTGTTTGGTTAGGCCAAGTGCCAGTAACAGTTATGTTTGTTCCCGCAACAATGCTAGGGGTTGCCGTTGCTGTACCACCATTGGCTACGGGGAGTAAACCAGTTACACCCGTAGTTAATGGCAGACCCGTTAAGTTTGTTGCAACACCGCTAGTAGGAGTTCCCAAAGCAGGAGTTACCAATGTTGGGCTTGTTGCAAAAACCAATGATCCTGTGCCTGTTTCATCTGTAACAGCAGATATTAGATTTGCACTGCTAGGAGTTGCTAAGAATGTTGCTATACCAGTTCCTAATCCTGATACACCCGTACTAATAGGAAGACCAGTAGCGTTTGTTAAAGTGCCACTTGTGGGTGTTCCAAGAATAGGGGTTACTAGGGTAGGGCTAGTGGCAAACACCAATGCGCCAGAACCTGTTTCATCAGTAATTGCAGAGGCTAAATTAGCACTAGAGGGTGTTGCCAAAAGAGTTGCTACACCCGTACCTAAACCACTCACGCCCGTTGAAATAGGAAGACCCGTAGCATTTGTTAAGACTGCGGCACTCGGTGTTCCAAGAGCAGGGGTTACTAGTGTTGGCGAGTTTGACAACACTACATTTGTTGTACCTGTAGAGGTTGTAACGCCAGTACCACCATTTGCGACACCTAAAGTTCCTGTAATGTCAGCAGTCGAAAGACTTACCGCATCCCATGATGCGTTATTTCCATCGCTTTGTAGATATTTGTTGGCAGCAGATGCTTGTGTTGGCAACAAGTTATTTAAAGCCGCCTGTGCCGTTGATGCACCCGTACCGCCATCAGCAACCGCTAGATCGGTAATGCCAGTAATCGTGCCGCCAGTAATTGCGGCAGCAGAGTTGTCTGTCTTTGTCGCAACAGCAGTAGCAATGTTGTTGTATTCAGTATCAATCTCAGTACCTTTAACAATCTTTAAGGGATTGCCAGGCGACAAGTTGTCTTTAGTCGCAAAGTTTACTGTTTTTGTGTAGTTAGACAAAATAAATCTCCTTATGCCATTTTGCCATCTTTGGCTTGAATTTCAATCTTTTGAAGGGATAACTGTGTGCCGTTAATGGTTGTCTCATAACCAGTTTGTACAATTTTACCCGCACCAGAAGCATTTGCTCTCAATGTCTTAATTGCAATACCACTTGTGTACTCAGCAATGTTGTATTCAGCAGTTCCATACTCATAACTTACTTGGGTAGGAATATAAATATTTTGAGCTTGGTAAGCACCAGAATAATCAAAACCCCAATTGATTGTTAAAAACTGATTTGAGCCACCAATCACAATCGCTGAAATAGTCTTTAAAACAGAAATCTGATTTGGGTTTCCAAGGTCAGCATTGTTGGTGTAGTACGCAAATCGGTAAGTTGTTGTGTCATCTATGTAACCGCCATACTTACCAATAAACCCACTCTTACCAATTAACAAGTCACCATTACGCAAAGAACGCAAAGCAGTTGGCGCAATAGAGTCCCATTTGGTTACACGGGAAGCACCATCTTGTAAAGACTGTTTGGTATCGAAGCAATAAACTTGGAAGGTAGCGGGTAAAACTAGCAGATAAAAGGCTTCTTTTTCTGAGTAAACAGACTTCAGATTAGCCAATGTCTCACCTGACAATGATGAATTTAGGTCAAAACGAACATTCTTAGACAAGTCTCTTAAAGGAGCAGACTTCTCTTGAATAGTCCTCATCAAAGAGCGAACACCTGAGTCTGACAAGAAAATAACATCAGAGCCAACGCTTTGAATGGTATCTCTAGCAATACATCCAATAGAGCCAATTGTGTCGCTCAGAACCAAGGATGCGGGTGTAGAAGCACCAGAATAGACAAGAATCTGTCGTTTACCAAAGATAAACAAGAAATCATTGTGAGCTGCCAAGCCCATGACTTCATCCGCACCATTAGGCCATACACGGGAAACATCTAAATTCCCTGAAGTACCACCAGACCATACATGACCTGCAATCAGATCAGAGAAGGTAACTGTTACTTTATCGGAAGATGTATTAGCCACCCATAGGCGACCAAACGCTGAGATAGCAATGTTGGCTAAAGGAACTGTTCCCGCATAGCCTGTTTTCTCAGAGACTCGTCTAAATGTGGTGATACTGACAGCGGGGTCATAGATCAGAGGATCGTGACCTGTTTGAAAGAAGTATGCAATCCCATTCAAAGACGCAGTTTGCCAATTAGATGCCGTAATAGTAGGAGCAGTACCGCCACCACCATAGGTCAACTCAGTCACAGCATTAGCAGTACCAAGTTTGAATAGTTTGTTGTTTCCAGCAAAAAGGACAGTCAAAGTGCCATCGTTTTGCACTAATTCATGGATAACACCAACATCATTAGCACCTAAATTGCCAGAAGAAGCGTTAACCCTTGTGTAACCTTTTCTAGCACCAATACGACCATACTGATCCAAGATGCAGTTAGTCGCAACCAAAGCAAAGCCAGCCCCTAAATCAAGGGGGGAATCTTCAGTATTCAGGCCATAAAAGCCTGGTGCTGATAGACTGTAACTTTGAAGTGCTGCTGCCATTAGACCGCCACAAAATTATCTTCAGGATAACGAGTGGACTCCAATGCAATAGCGTCAGAGAGCATTCCACGGAACAAAGCGTACGCCTCATTAGAAGCAGTGCCTCCATCCTCACCACGCTCAATCAAACCACGAGCATAGGCACTTTGAGTCACCAAATAGTCCAATACTTTGACTGAAGTGCCATCAGCAGACAAATTAGCCTGTGGGATAGTCAAATCAAACTTCAGTGTGTAAACACCATCAGGAACGGGAAACAAATCAATCTTTGTGTCTCCACTTCCATCTACCCCGTTAAAGCAAAACTCGCTAGGAATAGACTGTGAAGGTGTGCCAAAGTTGAGCTTGCGGTTCATGTCCGCAGTAGTTGTGTTATCTAAAGTAATAACACTGGTAGTGTTAATAGCATCATTGATACGAAACTTCTGACCCGCACCTGTTAATGAGTAAGAACTTGTGGCAGATACAGTAGTAACTGTAATTGTCTGAGACAGAACATTCCAATTATAGGAATCTTCAATCTGACGTTTTGCATCATTGACAAACTTGCCAATCAAAGAGGAATAGGTTGTTTCGCCAATAGTAGTAACTGTGTTTTCACGCAAGCGAACTAGCACATCGTTAACAAGTTCTAAGTAAGTCATGTTCGTTGTGACCCTTCAATTTCAAATGTTGCAACAACTCCCATTGTTGACGCTGCCTCAGTTGTTACCTTTAAAACGTCATCCTCTTCCATGACAAAGTAGTAAGGCAAACCAAATGACAAGGAGGTTTTGGAAGCAATTGTGTATTGGTAAATTACGCTCACAGTAACGCTTGCGCTAGTGTCAACCCAATCAAAAGTAACGTGCTTGTTTGAGCCAGTAGCGTTGTTGGCGTGAATCAAAGCCACCCTTGCGTAGTACCCCTTGGGGACTGTGTACAAAGTTGTCAGCGTGTTAGCTGTTGGATTTGAACTGACTGATACTGGTCTCACTTCTTGTTCCTCTTAGAGATTGCTTTGGCTTTCGCCTTTGCGTCTTCCTTGGACGATGCACCCCAAGCATTAAGAGAAAGTAGAAGTCTTGTTGGCTTTCCATCTTTCATCTCAGCCCCAGGCATATTGCCCATTCGTGCGAGAAAGGAGGCCCTTCGAGGGTTATCGCCTGACTTCACTGGCGGCTTTAAATTGCCGCCTGTTTCGTTATTATAAGACGCTCTTCCCTTGGCATTCAACCCCCCTTTTGGGTTTTGTCCAGCTTTTGTTTGCCAAGTTGGAGATTTCATTTCTTCACCTTTTTAGGAGGTGTGTGCGTGAGATTTTTGCTGGTAGCCGTGTGCTTTTCACCAGACATCAAAACGCCACCTTCTTTGTGTACTGGCCCTTTGTATATCTTTCCATTAGGGAGATAGTGTGTGGCTGTTTTGCTCATCACTTTGCCTTATTGGGTTTCTTTGCAGTCTTGGCAGCGGCCTTGAAGTCGGCAGCAGTAGGTGCGCCTTTTGCACCAGGCTTTCGCATCTTCTCTTTAGAACCCGCCTCGATGCGTTCTCTCTTTTTTGCGATATTCGCATACAAACCTTGCTTCATTTCTTCCCCTTTGGTTTGGCTTTACCAGCCTCAGACAAAGCAATGGCAATAGCTTGTTTTGGGTTTGTGACGACCTTTTTATTGGTGGTCAACTTGCCTTTGCCAAACTCAGTCATCACTTTGCTGATCTTCTTTTGGGCTTTAGTTTTCATATCAGTACAAAACCTTGGCGGTAATTGTTCCAGATGTATAGGCTGTGCAGTTGGCTCTTAAATACTTAGGAGCATTTGCAATAGTAACAATGCCATCAGCAGTCAATGCTGTGCCAATGGTTGCATAGGTTGTGCCGTCCAAGCTGCCTTGCAAAGCAACAGTGGCTGTTGTGATGCCTACAACTTGCAGAAATGCGGGTTGACCAGCATCAGCTTGAACTGCTTTTGATGCGCCTGTGGCAACAACAGCACTAAGGAGGGTAACGGGAGAAGTTAAAGAAGACATTATTTACCCCGTCCAGACTTCTTCATCATGTTGGTAGCTGTGCGACCGCCACGGGTAGGCATAGCT